CTCTCGATGGTGTATGTGCCGTCCCTGTCCTGCACCGTGAAGCCGTGCTGCTTGCAGTATCTCGCCATCTCCCGGAGAGCGACCTCCATGTCCTCATCGCTGAAGATGCAGACATCCGGTCTGGTTGACCCCTTGAACCGCTTCAGAATCACGTGATACTCGACCATGGTCAGTTCCTCCCATCAATCCACGGAATCCACACATTGTTGATGTCGTGGGCAATGCCCACATCGTACAGGTAGGCGTGCACCTCCTGCATACGCTTCTCATCCATCGGCATCGCGGCATCCTTGCACTTGCCCCATGTCACATTGACGATCTCGCCGCCCTTGCGCTGGACGCCACACAGCCAGCCATACCGCGCAGAGCTGATCTTGTACGACATTGTCAGTTCTCCTTCTTGCTCTCTTGCTCGTTCTGCTCAATGTACTCGTCCCGGTGCTGGCGGTCAGCCGCCTCGATCTCCGCGTGAATGCGGAGCTTCTCGGTCATCGTCATCTTCATGTCCTCCTTTGCCATCGTAACCTCCAGGGCGGGTGATAGTCATTACTCGCAGTCTTCGATGACGCGGATGGAGAAGTCGGCGCAGGCGTATCTGTTCGCCTTGATGTACTCGGCAAGCCACTCCTCCGCCTTCCTGATGCAATCCGCACCGAAGAAGGTCTTGATGAGCATCCTCTGAGCGCCGCGCCCGAAAATCACGTTGGCATACTTGAATGTCGTCATCTGCTCCGTCATTGTTGTGCCCTCCTTTGCGTTGCCGGGGATCAGCCGCCCCGGCTCGGCTTCGTGTCTCAGTTGATGGTGATTCGGTACTGCGTCAGGCAGTTGTCCTTGCTGTAGTAGATCACCCGGCGACCGTTCTCGTAGGTCTTCGCGTAGAAGGCCTTGTACTTGAGCTTCGTCATCTTTGCACACGCTTCGGCAATGTCCATCTCCCAAGTCTTGTGACCACTCATCCAATTGGTCATCCGTTCGAGCTTGACTTTCATGTTCTTTCTCCTTCTGCCGGGGCTTTTGCCCGCCACGGCTCGGGCTTGTCTGTCACTCGACGATGTACAGCTCGTAGGTGAAGGGCTTGTTCCAGTCGCCGCGGTTGTGCTCCACGCAGATCATGTAGTAGCCCCTGCCCTTGAAGAACTCCGGCACCCTGCAGTCGTCCGCGGGACCGCCGCTCACGTGCCAGAAGATGCCGTCGTGCTCGTCGTAGCACTGCACCGTCATCAGCGTGTCGTACATGACCCGGATGTTCGGGTCGTTGCTGTCGCGGAAGATGTAGATCTTGTAGCTGCTGCCGTGGTTGACATCCATGTGGAACTCGGTCTTGGTGATCTTCATTGTGTCGTCCTCCTCTGTGGCGTTTGCGGTAGGTGGTGGGCGAGGATGTATCATCCTCATGCTCATCTTACCACCTTTAAGCCTAAAAGTCAAGAACTTTTTTTGATGAACGCAAAAAAGCCCGGCATCAGCCGGGCATGTGCTTGAAAATCTTATTCTCGCCCTTGCGGACGATCTCCCGCGTCTGTCGCGGTGACAAGCCGAACTCCTCAGCAAGAGGCTCGAAGCAGATGCCGTCCAGGAGCCTACGCTTGAGGATGCGCCTGTCGCGCTCGCTGAATATCCATTCGTCGATCAGTAGCTCAACGGCGCTGCGAGGGATGTTGAAATCATCTACGCTCATGCGAACCTCCACGGAAAAGGGCGAGGAGCCTTTCCTCGCCCGGTCATCATTTCGCCTTGACCCTGCCTGTGCCGTGGCACATATTGCATACTCGGTATCCGCTTTTACCGCCCGTCTTTCGACGGCGTATCCTGATCACCTGTCGTGCTCTGGCCATACAATGTCATCTCCCCGGTGCCGTTGAAGTAGTTGTTGCCGCCAGAGTCGGTGTCTCCCTCTTGCGTGATCTCGACGGTCTCGAACTGACTCTCATACCAAATCCAGCCCGCATTGGTCAGCACGAAGAGGCTGAAAATGACGAGCACCAGAATCCACAGCTTTTTGATAATGCGCTCAAGCCGGACAACCTCCGCCTCATGTGCAACAAATGGTATCATCTGCATATCGTCCATAACAGCACCTCCGTGCTCATTTTAGCATCCATCTGGCATGATGTCAATCCAGATCATTTTCCATCGTCCTCATCGCCCGTCGTGCCGTGGAAAAGCCCGCTTTCGCCCCACTTGTCATGCGGGTTATCCGCATAGTATTCTGCCTCATCAATACCTTCATCATCGTCATACGGCACGAGATTGACGGCATTCGCCGCGCCAGCAGCGTCCGCCAGCCCCTCGCCGATGATGTACGCGATCACCGCCGCGCCCGCCATGATGAGCGCCGTCACTTGCGTCGCGGTCTCCTGCGTGCCGTGCAGCGCGATGATGAGCATGGACACGAACTGCGCGATGGCCGCCCAGAACTTGCGGCTGGTCAGCTTGCTCCTCCAGTCAATCATGATGTTCTCCCTTCTCCGGCGCGAATGCCGGTAGCTTTCGTGTCTGGTCTACGATGTCCGTGACCGTCCCATTCCCGCCCAGCGCGTGATAGCTCTGGTACAGGTCGTTGATGGTGTCCCGCAGCCGTGCGCCGCACCAGCCGTCGTCCATGGCCCGCTCGCACTGCGTCACGATCTGCGATTTCAGCAGGCTCCTCATGCCGTTGCGCAGGGCCTCGTTTTCAAGCTGCTGTTGTTTGATGCGCCCGCTCATGCGCTTGACCACCCAGGTCAGTACCGCGATGAGCAGGCCAAACACCCATTCAAGCCAATACTTGGCAATCCATTCAGGCATAGCCTTTCACTCCCTTTCAGCCTCAGCCAGCGGGCATATCTCCAGTATCCGCCGGTACTGCGCCCATGTGACGCCGTCAATGCTCACCCGGTACAGCTGCTCCGGCTCTGTCTGCTCCAGCGCCGCCCAGGTCAGCGGCCCGCAGACGCCGTCCGGAGTCAGGCCGTTGTCCTGCTGGAAGGCTTTGACCGCCGCCACCGTCTTCGTGCCGTACACGCCGTCCGCCGTGCCGCAGTCGTAGCCCAGCTCGGTGAGCCGCTCCTGCAGCTCCTTGACCGCGTCGCCACGGTCGCCCTTGCGCAGGGTCTTCTTCGGCTTTGGCTTGTCCCGCCTGATCTGCGCGATCTCCTCCGCCGTGTACAGTCCGCGAGGAATAGCGTAGTGCGTCCAGCGCTTGTCAAGCGCCCGCTCCTGCACCCCGGCGGAGCACTCGACCGTCGTGCCGTCTTCGACATACAGCCCGGTGTGCGATTTCTTGGAGCCGTCCGCGATGAACACGCAGCACGTGCACTCCGGCATGTCCTCGATCTCGCCCTTCTCAAGCCAGTTGGAGTTGTCATTGTACTGACTTGTCGCGCCCTGCCCGGCGATGTCCAGCCCGACCTGCTGCAGCACCCACCGCGTGAAGCCTCTGCAGTCGTACATCCGCACGCCAATGCCCCATTTGCAGGACGCGCAGGAGCCGCCGTTGAGCGCAGGACACGCGCTCTTGATGGTCGGATGGTCAGCACGGACGCGCCGCCGCCGGTTGGCCGGTGTGCACTCCTCGCCCCATGCGCCAAAAACATACGGCCAGCCGCAGCACGCCTCCGCGATGATGCGGACGGCCTCCGGCTTCGGTGTGCCATCGGAGAGGAGCCGGTCGCGCAGCGCGTTCACCTCTTTCAGCGTGCGCATTCAATCACCTCCGAAGAGGCGGACAGGCTCATCACCTGCCCGCCACGCCTGTTACTCCTCCGCAGCTTCTTCTGGCTGCTCCGGCTGTTCGGGCTGGACATCGTGCGTCCACACTTTGCGTTCCACCGCGCCCTGCTCGATGGTTCCCCATTCAACGGCATCGACTTCGTTGCCATCCGCATTGGTGGCGGCAGAGGCGCAGTACAGATGGTACTGCCGTTCCATCTCGGGCAGAGTGCCGAACCGATTGTTGATGGGCAGGGTTTCGCCGTTCTTGATGGATTTACGCTGTGCGTAATAGGTAGCCATGATTCAAGTCTCCTCTCAATTTTCGAGTGCCGCGATTCGCGCCGCAAGAGCCGCGAGTTGTGCCGCAATGGTTGTCGCTGTGGTGTTTGTAGCGCCAATCTCAGCCCCCGCCACAATGGCCTGAGTGGCCTTGTAGAGCTTGCCGTCCCTCATCAGCAGTTCGCCGGATGCGATGTTGGTGGATGCCGTGTTGCCCTGCACAGGCGCGATGCTCTCAGCGTGTGCCGGGTCAGCGCCGTTTAGCGTTCCAAGCACTTTTTCCAGCCCCGCCCTCAGATTGGTCTGGTACAGCGACACGGAGCCAACCGGGACAGCCGCAGGACGGGTGTCAGTAGCCGGAGGAAGGAACTCCTCAGTGGAGCCAGCGATCTGGATGGACTGATACGGAGCCGCCGTTTCGGTGGTCGGAGTGGCGAGTTCGTAGACGAGATACACGCCGGACATCGCAGCTTTGAAAGAGGCTACGTCTGCATATGTGGAGTCGATGATGTCAATATATCTTGGCATGCCACTTGAGATCGTACCCTCTGCACGCTTGTCGCTGGTGACTGTGATGTACTTCGGGCAGATGAAATGCGTGTTAGTCATGCTGCCCTTTACATAATTCTGAATTGAGCGGAACATCCTGCCTTGAAGTACATCATATTTCGACCATGGCAGCGTCCCCAGATCAACAATGCCGTACCGCCGTGTCACAGTGCCATCCGGCGCGTACTTGTCACCGTCATACGCCGGAACACCATCTGTCAGCACCGGGATACCGCGCAGGGTCATGGTGCTGTCCAGCGGATAGGTGTGGTCTCCGCTCTTCCTGCCGCTTGTCTGGACGCTGACAAGCTCACCCGCATTGTACGGATAGTAGCTTGCCGGGAACATTTCGCGGAAAAGGGCCACGCCAGCGCCAGCGGTGGCAGTCTCCAGATCGAGGAAATGCTTGGCAACGGTCGCGCCGAACATCTGCGTGAGGTCGAAAACCATGTCTGTGCCGCCGGTGACCGTGAGAGCCGTACCATCACTCGTACCGACTGACCACGTGCCGCCCACGAGCGCAACGTACTTATGCCCGGACGCAACAGTCACGGATGTGGTTGCAGTGTCCACAAGCTGATTCCATGCCACCGTCCCACCAGTGATCTGCTGCACCGTCACACGGTCGCTGCCGCTGGCGTTCGCACGGTACGTATACGGGGTCGGATTCACAGTCCCGGTCGTGGACAGGAGCTGCCCTGCGCCCATGTCCGGATACTGCCCAGCCTGTACGCCGTCAACCTGCGCCTGTACCGCCGCCAGCGCATCGCCCGTGGCCTTCGCATCCGCCGCCTTGCCGGACTGCGTCAGCGTCGCGTCGTTCTGGAGGAACGTGTACGTGTCCTCCAGCCCCGGCAGTTTCAGAGTCTTCATCGGCTTAGTCGCCATCGTCGTTCGTCACCTCCTCGACTTCCACGTTGCCTTCGCCGTCGTCCGTACAGGTGATACCGCCCTCGATCACGACAGCCCCGGCCTGCTTGCCCATGATGTAGGACACAGCGTCAAAGCTCATCCGAAAGCCCTCCATTCCTGATTCTCGCCGTCGAAGAAGTACACCGTGGAAGTGTCCAGCTCGATGAGCTGCGACCCGTTCATGATGTAGTCGCCAACGGGCTTGTTGTCCGTGCTCAGGCATTCGCCCTTGCAGTATGTCTTGCCCGCGATGTACGTGCTCTCATGCCATGTCAGAGCCATGTTCTCACTCCTTTACGAAATCGTAACATTGCCATCGCCGTCGTCGGCGAAGGTGTACGCGCCGCGCGTCTTCAGCTCGTCCGCGACCGTGACGTTCGTGAAATGCGCCGCATTCCAAGCACCCTGATGCGCCGTGGTGCAGAGGACGAAGAAGTCTCCGTGGTAGCAGTAATCTCCGACCGCGTAGGGCGTGGATTCAGAGAACTGCGCCGCAATCTCCCGCCGAACGACATTGATGGAGCCGCCGATAGTAATCGGAGGCTGCGTGACATCCGTCCCTGTCCACGCGCCCGCAGCGTGCGCCGCTGTGAAGCGATACAGCTGGTTCTGATAATACACATGGTCGCCAGCGTTATACGCTTTTGTATCGGAGAAGTCCGGTGCGATGGTCTTGAACCTGTCCGTCGCGAAGGTGCTGAGCGAAGCCACGGAGGAACCGACCGTGCCGATCTGCTGCGACAGCCCCATTTCTGCGCCCTGCGCCCGTGCGACCTCATCGCTCAGAGCGCTTGCGGAGGCCTTGGTGTCCACCACATCCTCCAGCGAATCCAGACCCGTCTCCAGCGCCCCGATCCGCGTGCCGTACTGGTAGGACTCGTCCAGCTGATCGCCCAGCTGCTCGAACATCTGCGCGACCGTCGCGGCATCCGGGAGCACCGTGCCGGTGTCGATGACCGTCTCGTCCGTCGAGCGTGTCACGGTGCCGACTGCCGAGTAGATGCACAGCACCGAGGTGCCAGCCGTGCACAGGATGGACAGCCGGAAGCGCCCCGGTACGTTGTAGCAGTCGCGCTTGTTGATGATGATGCTCGCCACGTTCGGGCTGGACTGCGATACCTCCCCACCGGTGACATTGACAGTCGTGCCGTCCGCCCGCATGAACCGCGCCGAAATCGACGTGTTCGCCAGCGAGTACGGAGCGCCGCCCCGCATGCAGGTGATCGTGAACTTGTGCGCCGCGTTCTCCTGCGTGAAGGCCACGCCGTTCAGCGAGTCCGGCTGCACAAGCCCGTCCAGATTGACCGTCCGTTTGATCTCAATGAGTGCCATGAATCATCACCCCCTTCTCAGCGCAATCAGCGTGCCGCCTTCGTACTCCGTCTGCACAACGACCAGCTCCGTGTACCCCTCGTAGACCCTGTCCGCGCCGCCGTCGAAGAACGACGCGATGACCGCCGTGGCCTGCGTGTCGGAGAACACCTGCGCGGCCTGCGCGATGGTCAGCTCACCCGGAGGGAAGCCAATCCACAGCACGCCATCCGCCGCCCCGCAGCGGTTGATCTCGTACTCGGCGTCATTCGCCAGCCGTATGCTTCTCATGCTCGCCCTCCTTGCTGAGATTCTCCAGCAGACGGAGCATCAGCTGCTCCATCGCTGTCGCCGTCTCCCAGTTCTGCATCCCCTGCAGCGTCAGCGTGTCGAAGCGCCGCACGATCTCCTTCATAAGCTCCAGATTGGTCATGATGCGCCTCCTCACATACTGCTGCTCCATGTCACGATGTTGTAGTTGGTGCCTTCGATGGTAATGGTGCTGTTGTGATGGTAGTACCCGCCAAGTGACAGGCTGTTGCTCGCCTTCAGGTGGTTGGACTTGATGGTTGCTGCCGTGGTCGTGCCGGATGTCAGGTTGGTGATTTTCGCGTCAACGGAGTCAATCGAGGTCGCGATGGTCTGCCCGTTCAGGTAAATCTTGCTCGCGTTGATCTGCACCGCGCTTTGGTTGATACCGTCCACGATGGCGGCAATCTTGATGGATGCGGACGATCCTGTCCCTTGGACAACCAGCGCAATCGAGTCCGCGTTCTGCGTGATCTTCGAGTACAGCGTCTCGCTCTGGCCCAGGGAGCTGATGCCGGTCTTCGCAACCAGCGTCTCAATGCCCTGCTCGTTCTGCGTGATCGTCGAGTACATCGAGGTGATCTGCCTGACGTCCGTCCCCGTCCATGCGCCCGTATGCGCCGCCGTGAACTCGTACATTTTGCCGTCATACATCACGATGTCGCCCACGGCATACGAGTGCGACGGGTTGAAGAACGCGTCTGTCGTGTACCCTGTCCGGGAGACCACGGACTGCAGGGAGGACGCGGTCTGCACAATCTGGCTGTATGCCGTGATTGTGCCATGTCCCATGTCATCCCACTGCGTATCCGTTGCCAGAAGCCGGAACAGCTCGTCGGTCTGTTCGAATTTCGTTTGAAAGCGCTTGAGCGGGGACTCCTTCTGTTTGCCTCCGCCTCCGCCACCGCCGCCCGTGATGCTGGCGACAACGATGCTCAGGTCAGGCGTCTGGTCTGCGAGGCTGACCGTGATCTCGTCCGGCGCGTTGTATGCGTCTCCGTAGGTCTTGGTCACGATGACCTCGCTCTCCGTCACGCCCAGCCACGGAACCGCCACCCGGCACAGCTGACCAAGCAGCAGGCTGTCAATGTCCAGCCCGGTGACCTGCGACAGCTCGTAGCCGGAGATGCTGAGGCTGATGATCGGATGGTCGTGCGCCGCCAGATACGCCGTCACGATGGCTTCCTTCTGCGCCGTTGTCAGGCTGTCGTTGAGACTCATGGTCTCTTCGCGCACGCCGTAGGTGGAGAGGTTGGCACTGTCCATCTTGCCGCCCGTGATGCCCTCGCACCAGACACGCGTGCAGATAGCCGAAGCATTGCAGGAGATTTCGCAGCTCCGCAGGTTCCGGTTCAGCCGCACCTCCGCCTGTACAGTAGTCGGGCGTGCGACAATGTCGATGTGCCAGTCGCTGTCACTGGCCTGTACGAAGTTCGCCTGATACGCAGGGATGGACTCCATCATGGTCAGGATCGCCGTGGTCAGGCTCATGCCCTCCGGCTCCATGTAGACCGCCTGTCCGGCGATGGCCTGCGCAATCGTGCCGACCGTCCACCGTGCAGGGCTTTGGTAGCTCAGTATCTTCGTCATGATCTGCGAGACAGTCATGACAACAGGTGGATTGCCCGTTTTGAAGGCGTACGGCGTCTTTGTCAGCCCGTCATCCCGGCGAATCGTAGCAGCATCCAGCGTCCGCGCCCCGTGCTCCAGATACACATCCTTGCGCCCGGTCTCCGCGTCCGTCTCGATGGTCACCACCTGACACCAGATGGTCGAGCCGTCCGGCACAGGCACAGTCACCCACTCCCAGATGCTGATCTCGTCCGTCTGCTGCAGCGTCATGCGCACCGTGGAGAGCGGTTTCACATTGAGCGTGATCGAGCAGGACAGCGGATGCAGCCGCCGGATGCTGTTGCCTGTCTTTACGTACGGGAGCGTCACAGGTACACCCCCTTGCCGGAGACCGTGCAGGTGGCGGAGCCGTTCACCTCGAAGCTGACCGTGTTTTCGCCCGGTCGCAGGATCAGGTCATCCGCACTGTCCGCCGTGCGCTTCTGGATGACGGAGGTCACGCGGTGGATGATGCTCTGGATGTGGTGCTCGTCAGAGTAGCTCAGCACGATATGCCCACCGCTCACGCCAAGATTGTCCAGCGTGATGTGCTCGCCGTTCACGGTCACCGTAACGGAGGATGTGGAGCCGGTCAGCTCGATGTCGAACTCCGCATACCCCGGCAATGCGCTGTTGTACCGCAGGGTCTTCGTCTGTCCATCGGTCAGCGCAACCGTCTGCGCGTTCATCTCCTGCCAGAAGGGCCACTCGTAGGCCGTGAACTCGATGCTCACCGCATCCAGCCACCGCATCACGCTGCCCGCAGCCGGGAGCCGCGTCGGCTTCACATAGATGCGCTGGTCAGGACGGTCGGAGGTCTTGAGCCAGCCGCCCGCCTGCGCCCACCGCACGATGGACTGAATCACCCGCTGCCGCTCCGATGTGTTGTACGCCCGGATGACGCAGGAGACCGTCGTTTTGCTCGTGCCGTAGTAGTCCCAGCCGCTCGCCAGCTCGCCCTGACCGCCCGCCAGCCGCCCGGAGGAGCGCGTCACGTTCGCGGGCTGGTAGCCGATGTCCGCCACGTAGATGCGCGGGTCGATGTCGGAGAGCGCCGCATCATTGACCCAGACCTCGTATCTGCTCGTCATAGCGCAGGCACCCTCCTCCCCATCATGCTCTTCGTGATCTCGCGGCTGACCTGCCCGGCAACCGCGCTGCCGACCGCCTTGCCGTCCATGTTCAGCTGGATATTGCTGACCGCCTCGGCCACCGCCCCGGAGACCGCCGCCGCCAGCGCTTCGAAGTCAATCCCCGCGCCGCCGCCGTTCTGCCTCCACTCGCGACCTTGGCTGGCATTCAGAACAGCTTCTCCGCGATGAAGTACGGTTCTGTACCCGTCATATGGTACGTAGTTGAGACCTTTTGCGTTGTACTGCAGCTTCCCGTCATCGCCGAAGCTGTACGTCCCGTCCCAGCCTTCCGGTGGCCCTTCAGTCTCCCAGCCTTCCCACTCTGAATTTCCGCCCGGTTGAACAAGTCCGAATGTAAGCAGCGGGAGGACGGTGTTATTCCACCAGTTGTTGAGCCTTGATACGATCTCCGCCGTGTCTGGCAGGTCGATACCAAACGTTGATTTGAGGAAGTCAGCAATCTGTCCACGGACACCATTGTCGCCGTCCTCGCCGGTTCCAAACCACCAGTCTTTTACAGCCTGAACAGCTTCAGAGACCTTCGGCAAACCGAACAGCTGCAATACCCAATCGCAAGCAGCAATGACTGTACCGGAGATGCCGCTCCACCACTTTGCAACATCCTCACTGAGCGTAGCAAGGTTCACGTCTGTCGGCAGACCAAACAGGCCAAGGAACCAAGAACAAGCATCGACGATGGTATCAACAAAGCCAGTGAACCAGTTAGTTACATCCGTCTTCAGTTGCTGTACATCCACTTCCGGCAATCCGAACAGCTTCAGCAGCCAGTTGCACGCCTCTACGATTGTTCCGACAAGCCCGCTGAACCACTTCTCGACATCCGCTTTCAGTGTCTCATGATTCACATCAGTCGGTAGCCCGAATAGACCGAGGAACCACGAACAAGCGTCGACGATTGTATCAACAAAGCCGCTAAACCAGTTGGACACATCCGTCTTTAGCGTCTCAGCGTTGACTTCTGGCAATCCGAACAAGCCAAGAAGCCAGTTACAGGCGTCTACAATAACTGTGCTGATCGTAGAGAACCAATTCCCGACATCCGTTTTGAGCTTTTCGTTGTCGACGTTAGTCGGAAGCCCGAACAGGCCAAGCACCCATTGACAAGCGTCAGATACAACACTGGTCAGTCCGCTAAACCAGTCCCCAACAAGCTGTGTAATGTGCTCTACATCTTCATCTGGCACTCCAAAAAGCGGCAGAAGCCAGTTACAAGCCGCCTGAATGACATTTGCGAAGCCGATAAACCAGCTATTTACGTCTTCCCTGAGCTTCGTTTCGTCTACATCCGTCGGAAGGCCAAAGAGTCCAAGCACCCACGAACAAGCATCAACAATGGTATTTACAAACCCGCTGAACCAGTTGCTTACGCCTTCCTCAAGCAATTGCGCATCCACTTCTGGCATGCCAAACATCTGCAGTACCCAAGAGCATGCGCCAGCAATTGTGTCAGAAATTGTGCCCCACCATGTTGTAACAGTTGTTGCGATTGCTTTCCACGTTTCTTCCGGAGAAGGCCAGTCGATACCGCCGTCTTCGGTCTCGCCGAAGATCAGCTTCATCAGCTTTTCGGCCTCATCCTGAATGAAATCCCAAGCCTTGGTGAAAGCAAGCTGCACTTCAGGCCACGTAGGCCACTTTATCTCGTCCAGATGCGGGATATTCGTGCCGAGCACGCCGTTGATAGCGTCAATCAGCACGTTGCCCAGCTTGAGACCAATGCTCTTGATGGACTCCCACGCCTTGCTGAGAATCTGCGGGAGCTTCGCGATGAGCGCCGGAGCCGCCTTTGCGATGCCGTCCACAATCCCGTTGACCAGCGAAATACCGAGGTCGATGATCTTGTCCGCATTCTCGAACAGGCCGAGAATCATGCCGGAGATCGCGTCAATCGCCTGCGGCAGGAGTGCGGAGATTTCCTCCGTTATTGTGCTGAAAAGCCCCTTCCAGTCGCCCTCCTTGAACGCCTTCGTCAGCGCGTTGCTGATGCGCCCCAGCGAGTTCGCCAGCGTGATAAGCCCCTTGGTGAAGCCTGGCAGCAGCTGTGCGCCGAACTTATTTTTCAGCGCCGTCCATACGGCATTGAGGTCATCCAGCGCGTCGTCGAAAGCGGCAGCCGCGTCAACATCCTCGTCGGACATAATGAGGCCCAGATCGTACGCCCGGTTGCGCAGCTCGTCCACGGAGCCGGATGCGCTGTTGAGCAGCGGCATGAGGCTTTGCGCGTTTCGCCCGAACAGCTGCAACGCCAGCTGCGATTTTTCGACGCCCTCCGGCATCTCCTGAAACGCCTTCACAAGCGTCTCGAACTGTTCCTCCGCACTCATGTTCTGGAGCTGCGCCGCAGACAGGCCAAGCTTCGACAGCCCCGCCGCCGTGTCCGCGCTGTTCTCCGTGATCGCGGCGCTCATGGTCTTCATGGTCAGGCCGAGGTCGTCAATGGATGCGCCGCTCTGCAGGAGGATGTAGTCCCACTCCTGAAAGGCTTTGCGGCTCATACCGAGCGCCTGAGATTGCTTGTCTATCCGGTCGCCGGCCTCAGATGCACTCTTTGCGAGATTCCAGATAGCCTGCGTAGCCTTGAACGCAACGCCAACCCAGAAAGAGTTCTTCAAAAAGTTCTGTACCTTCTTGAAGGACTTTTCGAGGCTGTCGGCAAGCCCTTTGCCCTTTGCATCCGCGTCCCGGATATCGCTGTCAAAGCCGGACTTGTCGAGCACCAGACTCGCGCCGACCTTGAACAGCTCAAGCATCCCGTTCATTTGCATTCACCTCCTTCGTCTTTTTCAATTGACTCAGGATACCACCGACGATCTCGTCCGTGCTCCGCGTGTCCTTCGGCTGCGGATGCACCATGTCACCATAGCTCGGCATCGGGTATTCTTCGCCGCCCAGCATACGCCCGATTGTCCACAGGATGGTCGCCACGTACTCGGTGTCCCGCTGCCGCTCCGCCTCGTACCGCATCATGGCTATCAGATGCGGCATACCGTGATACCCATGTAGGCTGATGGCAACGATCACCTTGTACATATCATCCTCGCTTACTTGCGCAGCGAGCCGAAAAAATCCAGCAGCTCCTGATCCCAGCAGTCAACGATGTCCCGGATGGTCTCCGTGATCTTCTGCTCCGCGATGGTTTTCTTGGTCTTGCCGCTCAGAGCCGCCACGACCTCGTAGACATCGGCGCGGTGGGACTTGAGCAGTACCGTAGCAATCGGGATGAGGTTATCTGCGATCACGTTCAGGCCGTTGTCGCTCTCGCCGGAGGTGATG